ATGGTCGTGAATGACAATGGAACAATGGTGCAAGTGGCACTGTCTGATTTGGTAACATTCTTGGAAGATGGAGCCACTTCTGGCTTCGACGTGGACGGCGGAACTTTCTGATGCCTCGTAAAACTAATATCATCATCCGCAATGGCACCACTGTTCCTAGCGGTGCTGATTTCAACGTGGGAGAACCTGCGTGGGATAAGACAGCAAAGAAGCTATATATCAAGGCAGATGATAATACGATGGCTGAAATTGGAGCTGGAGGCGGCTCTGTCTCCATTGGTACTAGCGCAGCGGATGTGCTGTCTGCTGCGGCAGGGGAGATCACGGCTGATGATGCTGGAGAAGATAAGCTGGTCTTCTGGGACGACAGCGCAAGTAAGCTCACATACCTTACAGTAGGAAGTAACTTAACAGTTTCTGGCACTACAATTACGGCCACTGGAGGCGGTGGCAGTGTTGGCATTGATCCAGTGATTGCCGCAATGATCTTCTAATGGCTGCTCCCAATCTTAAAAGCCCTACCACGATCACCGGCAAGACGGCGCGATATGCCGTGACGGCATCGCTGGCTAATGCACTGGCAAATAGCGCAGCAAGCGGCAAGGCGCTGAAGATCAATTCAATTTTCTGCGCTAACGTAGACGGCACGAATGCTGCTGACATCAGCGTCAGTATTTACAACGGCACCACTGATTTCTACCTAGCCAAGACGATTGCTGTGCCGGCCGATGCAACGCAAATCATTAGCACCAAAGAGACCTACTTCTACTTGGAGGAAGGCGACTCCATCCGCGCAGTGGCCAATGCTGCTAGCGACTTGGAGCTTGTCATCGGCTATGAGGAGATTTCCTGATGATTGGTTTCAATGGCGGGTTGATTGGAATTAATAGAACCTACACAAGCGAAGGAACTAACTCCGGCGTATGGAGCTTGGACGAAATAATACCAACAAAACGTATTGTTGTCGCAACAGGGGGGTCCATAAGTGATATTACAGATGGCGGCGTTTTATATCGGCTTCATTCATTTACAAGCACGGGCGACACATCTTTTTTTGTTACACAGGGTGGCACTGTTGAGTATTTTATTGTAGGAGCTGGTTCAGGAGGTAATGGCGGCGTGGGTGGCGTCAACTATGGAAATGGGGGCGCAGCAGGAGTCATAAGAACTGGAACTGCAACAGTCGGGGCGCAAACTTATACCATGACTGTTGGCGCTGGCTCCGCCGGTACATTGGGGGCTAATTCATCGGCTGGAGGTACTAGCAGTGCGCTGGGAATCACCGCAACAGGAGGCAACGGCAGCTCAAATACGGGCCGAACTGGTGCATCAAATGCAGACTTTGCAGGAGGAACTAACTCCGCAAGTGTTTATAGCGGTGGCGGCGCTGGCTCCGGAGCGAATGGTAGTTTGTCAGCGGGTGGTAATGGAGTGACCAGCACATTCTCTGGGGCAAGTGTTGTCAGGGGTGGTGGCGGTGGCGGTGTCGCTGAGACCTCGGGAGTGGGCGGGACTGGCGGAGGCGGTAATGGCAATCGGGACGGCAAAGGAGTTAACGGTCTGGCCAACACCGGGAGTGGCGGAGGCGGCGGCAATAGCTCTGGCGGCGGCGGGGACGGTGGTTCTGGTCTTGTACTCATTCGCTATCGCATCTAATGCTCTACTCCTTCCGCAACCAACGCCCAGCACCACTGCCTAACCGCATAAGGCTTTCGGACGGCTTTACTCGCTACAAGCACCAACCCCCCACGCCTGAAGAGATAGCAGACGCCGGCTACGTCGGCCCCTACACCGAACCCTCCTATGACGCTGTCAGCGAGCAGCTCCTATGGGTGGATGGCGCCTATGTGATCGAAGCACTGCCTCCCCCAGTTCCAACACCGCGCTGGGTAGACTTCAGCGCAGCCATCATGGCCATGCCTGCCATCAACGTAATGCTCGGTGCTGTGCTGCAAGCTGCACCTGGCCTGTATGGCGGCCTGGTGGTTGGTCTTCAAAATGCCAGCGAAGGCGACAGCCGTGTGTTCCTTAATTCTTGGCGCTCCGCTATTACACTAGGGCTGATCACTGAAGAATTGATCACTACGGTGCAGGGAATTGCCGCCGAATACGACCTGCCACAGGAATTCATTGATGCGCTAGTCCCGTTGGCGCCAGTCTGACGAATCATCTACAATCCCTACAGGGGATAAAATAAATTTATGCCTTATGGGGAATAGCCTTAGCCTAATCCCGCTGTCGCCAATCCAAGGAATCGTCCCGTCTAAACCAATCAGCAATATCATCAGGACCATCAAATCGGCGTTTTGGCTGGCCGCCAAGATCTAGGGCGTTTAAGAAAGCATCCATGCTGCCTTCAATCATATCGGGATTGGCGGCATTTCTATGAGCACGACGAAGCATACTGGCAGCAGTACGATTGGCTTCCCCAAGTTTTTGCGCCCAAATGCGATCCTCCAAATCAATAGATTGCTGAGTGGCAATTCTATTGCAAATGTTTGATAGTCTTAGGCGGTATGATGTGGAAAGCATGGCCTCTTTTCTTGGCTTGTTCATGATACAAACAATTAACAAGCCCTCGCTAGACTTTCATTAAAACTAAAGACAATGGGACAAATTATTGCGGGCGGCGAACAGTTTGAAACTCATATAGAAGCTGATCATCGCGGGCGCATCATTCAGAAAGGGCCAGACAGTGGCATGTTTGATGCCTTTGCCAGGCAGCGTTTTAGTCAGCCATTCACGCTGTTTGAAAGCATCATGCGCCATAGCAAACGCACTGATCTATGGGACGAACAATTGACTGCTAGCGGCACTGTCAATTTTCTCGCTAATGAAAGCTCGTTGGAACTAAAAACTACCACGGCTTCTGGCGATACAGTGCTGCGACGTTCCAAGAAATACTTTCCCTATCAATCAGGAAAAAGCTTGCTTGTTCTTGCGAGCTTCGTTGGCAACGAGCCAATAGAAGGCTTGGTTCAGGAAGTGGGGTATTTTGACAACAATAATGGCATTTTTGTAAGAGCCAATGGCACCACAATTGAGCTTGTCATTCGCAGCTTTGTTGATGGAACTGCACAGGAAGACATTGTTCCGCAAGCTTCGTGGAACATCAATTCTTTCCCATCGCTTGATTTCTCCAAGGCCAACATTTTCGTTGCTGATTTGGAATGGTTAGGCGTGGGACGAGTGAGAGCAGGATTTGTCGTAGATGGAGAATTCCTATATTGCCATGAATTTAACCATGCCAATATCATTGACAGCGTGTATATGAGCACAGCTATTTTGCCATTGTCATATCGCATTAACAATTCTTCTTCCATTGCTTCTGCCGCCACGATGAAGCAAGTGTGTAGCACTGTTATCAGCGAAGGAGGTTATCAACCATCAGGGCCTATTTACATTACGGGCCGTGGAGCTTCTAGTTTTGACAACATTTCCTCTGAAACGATGGTGGCAGCCATTCGTATGACAAGTGGTCGTACTGACAATGTAATCATTCCTTCGCAAGTGGATGTGAGCTTAGGCGGCAATCCTGCTTCTAACATTGTGGCTCAATGGCGCCTTCGTCTCAATCCTACGATTAGCGGCACTTGGCTTGCAGCGGACAATGGACGAGGAAATGTGCAAACAATGAGCAGTGGCACATTTAGTGGCGGAACAGTTATTGGAGCTGGTCTAACGGCCTCCAGGGGAGCAGTGGAGTTTTCTCCTGATAGTGGGCTTGCATTGAGCCTCGGTCGCACCATTGATGGCACTAGCGACATCTTGGCGCTTACTGTGCAATGCAGTTCTTCTGAAAATGCGACGGGCTTGTTGGGATGGAGAGAACTGGTTTAACGCTCTGCTTGATTCTGCGAAAAACGAGGATGGTGCGTGTGTACACAATGTATATACATTCGGGAAGCCATTGCCAAGCCTGCTGAGAACAAACATAGCCCAACAATGATTTCCATGATAATTAAAAAGCTTGTATCATTCTAGGCTCCAAGTGATTCGTAGTTCGCCTCCAAGGGCTTTCACTGCATCACTACTATCTTCTGCTGCTTCATGGACAATCATCACAGAAGGAACAATGGCATCAGGAAGTGGTGTGACTGTTGCTTCTGGAAATAGTTCCTTAGCTTTAACGGCGAGCACGGCAGAACGCCCTTCACGCTCTTCAATTTCCCATTGTTCTACTAGCACTTCCGCTTGCCTATCCACTTCTTCAAGAGTGAATTGCACTTTCCATGCTTCCCAAAATGGACGAAGCACGTCCATGATATTTTTGTAGCCAAGAACAAACAATAACCATGGCCATCGTTTTGCTGCCCATAGTCCTGCTTCGTAGCAAGAATAGTAAAAAAACGTTTCAGCGTTCATTGACTTTCTTGCCAAACTGAACAAAATACAGTGCCCTGCCTATACAGAGGAAGAAGCTTATGAATTAAATCAGAATTCCTGCAGCGAATGCAGCCCCATGATGGCACAAGCTTTTGATTAGGAGCCCATGCTCCAGGCCATCCAAGGGCACTGGCTCCGCCGTGAATGCCTATGCCTGCTCGTCCATTGCCAGCTTCTTGATTTTCCAGTTCAATCAAATCGTAGAAAGCCCAGCCATAAGCCATGAGCGTGCGATCATACATGCCTTTGTCGCCATAAAGAGCATAATCGTTGTACAACTTACCTAGCTTGTACAATCCTGGCGGCGTGTCTGATTTTTGTATTTTCCATTCATAATCACTATATTGCCCACGAGCCAAACAAGGAATTTCCCATAGAAGCTTCCCTTCGAAAGAGAAGGCTTTCATGGTTTCCACAAGGTCATTAACAATTAAATGACTATCGCCTTTCTTAAAGCCAAAATCTTGCGGGCGCTTTCTGGGACCAACCATAGTAAATTTTGTACTTTCAGGGGCATATTGTTTCATTAGCCTACTTAGCTTTGCTGGATAGCCAGGGTCTGTTGCATAACCCTGTTCTTTTAGCATTCGCGCAGCAGCGTAACGATTAGGCGCATTATTCACGCCTTTGAATTGTTTGTAGTCTTTATACCATCTTGTAACTAGATATTCAACGCAAGCGGCAATGGAAGGGAAATCAATGAAGCCGGCTTTAATTGTCACCCACTTTCCATCGTAAAACTCTTTTGTGCTTACGCTAGAACCACTGCCTTTTAAGCCAAAGACATTGTTTTTCCCCGACATGTGACGGCCAAAGCCGCTTTCCAGACACCATTGTGCTGCAACAAGCTCAGGAAAACGAGCCCCCACGCGACGAGCATGGGAGCTAATGCCTTCCCAGGAATTGGCAATATCAGCCATGATGGCTTATTTCTTTTGGCTGCCCACGCGGAAAATCGTTTTCAAGCCTTCGAGAAGCACTTGCAAAACGTTGTTGCTTTTCCAAGGTGAGTATTCAATTAGTTGATCCAAAGCGCCAACAACAATGCCGCCAACAATGAACCATTCAACAGTGCCCATGACTATAGAGCGAAGACACTACAAGCCTAGCGTTGAATCTCCAGCTCGCGCACGCGCACTTCCAAATTCTTAATGTTTTCTGTAAGAGTGCCAAGTTTTTCAGTGATATTTTCCACTTGTGAAGTGATCTTCACTTGCTGATGGCCAATGCTCATCATCATTCCACCAGTT